ATGCAGGCTTGGCCGGAGCGGTTTGGGCTTCTTCAGCCAGTTGCTGTCGTTTAGCCAAGTCGGCCATCTTCTTGTTCATGTCGTAGAAAAAATAATCGCTCATGGTTTATCCTCTTGGTGTTGCGAAAGTAGCAGGCTTAGGCGTGCGTTTGATATCAGTCATTGGACTCTTGGTGTCCTGCTTGATATCATTGGTGGTTTTTGCTGGAGGTGTTTTGCCACCGGCTACTGTAAAATCTGAACGATATGCGTTTTGCAATACCGCATGTTTGTAAGGATCACCGGAGTAATCTTTCTTCAAGGCCTGTTGTTCAGCATCAGGTGCAGGATAATCGGTATCAGCGATCAGGTCCTTGTTCTGTGCTGTAATGTCAGAAATTTCTTTATCCATGCTGTCCACATATGCTTGTGTCAACAATCGGATTCTGTTGGGACTAAATCCCAGCAGTTGTGCCAGTTGTTGTATCTGTGGTTCAATAGCTGGATAACGAAAACTCACATCCACACTGGTAACCATGTCATTTTCTGCTTCAGGAAAATCCTTCAACAGTCGTTGCACAGGTGTGGTCTTCTTGCCTGACATTTTTACAATGTCAAACTGCTCGAGTTTTTGTTCCAAGTCCTTGATAAAGGTTGGGGGCACATCGCCCAAGATCTTGATCCTGTAATCGTATGTGCGTTCCGATTCTGCGAGATAATGGTGAAATTTTTTCATATCAGAGTCCTATGTGATATTTAGCCTTTTTTGGCATTTGTCTTTCTATCGCCTAACAATCTATCCAGTAATTCATTACGATCCAACACATGGCCTTGGCCTTGCTGTGCAGGTTGCTTGTCAGAATCCAATAGTTTGGCATCTAGATTTGCTTTTTTCAATTGCAAATCAATCATTTTTAACTTCTTGCTCAACTTGGCCTGCTTGGCTGTGAGTGCATGTCCTAGCATAGTGGCTGCTACACTAAAGATTTCCGCGGCAAACCTTGAATCTACATTCATGCCTAAGTCGATTAAGTCTTTATAACTGCCTTTGGCAAGATCGGCCAGTTCGTCCATTTCTGAATCAGAAGAACTCAAGTCACGCACACCCGGAAGGGCAGCATCAATCTTGTCAATTGTATCATCAATTTCAGTCATGATCGACTGAGTTTGTTCGGGGGTGTACACAAGATCCTCTTCAGGATCTGATTCGTTGGATCTCGGCAAGTCGAATAACTCTTCTAATTTCTTCATACCATATTTACCGGATCCGTCAACCCGGCTTATGGAACATGTCCTGCTCTGTTATGACTCTAAAATGTATGCCTGCTCGCTTGCACCAGGCCTGTGCTGCTGCCCATTTGGCATAGTTGATAGCAACCACAGCACGGTCTCTTGAGTTCATTTTGCTTTCAATCACACTTTGATTTTTGGGTTTGATCTCAATCATTTCGGCACGTTGAACATTGCCTCGAGTGCGATATGTGATAAAGAAATCTGGTACATACATTGAATTCTTGCCAGTGATAGGATTTTTATAAGGTATGGCTATGCTTTCACTTGCCCACTGTAACACAGCGTCGTTGTTGTCACAAAAACGCATAAAACTGTGCTCCCATCCTGATCTATATCTAGGTTGATTTTTGCCCACGTATTTGGCCGGATTGGTCAGTGTGTACAAACCATTGGCCCAACGGCTCATGCTAACACATTCCTAGCGGTATAGTAGTTGGGTACTACTGTGGCACCAAAGCCCAACAATGTGCTGCCGCTTCTCAAGTTGTTGAGATAATAGGTCAAGGTCAATGTAAGTTGTATACTGTCAAGACTTTGTATGCTGTTTAATAATGTCAATACTGATGTACCAGTTTGCCCAGCTATTCTAAACAGTGACACAGTAAAATTGCCAGCTGCTATATCTGTAGTAAACACAGATCGCATATAACTGTAGACCAAATCATATTCTTCGGCATTTACAAACTGCTCATAGGCATAAAATTGATCGTAGATCCTGACTGTGAGATCTACATTGGTATTAAGTGCATTAACTGTATTGCCCATGTCATGGTCCCTGTGGAGTGTTAATGGTATTTACTTTGACTGGTGGTTTTGGAAAAACAAATCCACCCTGTGTATTTTGTGCTTGGCGCACTGCTGCTGGAATTGTATTTTGCAACACAGATTTTAAAGCCAAGTTGGCTTCTTCATTGACCACTGATTGAATATCTACATTTTTAAATGTATTGTAGGCTGTGCCTGCTTTTTGTATTGCACCGATAACTCCAGTTACCCCACCACTTTGCAGATCTTCAATGATACCAATACCGGCATCCAATAGTCCGCCTTGGCCCAACACAGTTTGAGTACTACCGGCACGAGCCAAACTGGATTTTATATTGTCGTAGTATGCAGGATCTGCAAATCCAGCCACATTGGTATCTGGTCTTGACGAGCCAATGGCACCTGAATAGTATTTTACTGTTTCATATTCAATGCTCATGGAGTTTTGCATGATTCCGCTGCCTTCGCTGTAGTTGTAGGTGTCATGATCCCAAGTCTTGATCAGCGGATTGATCAAGGTATAGCTGGCCCATTTGTGTTGATCCATGCCATACACTGTGATATCTCTAAAAAATGGGGGTTTTCCAGAACTTTGATCTGCACCCGAGTTAACGCCATTGCCGCCTGCGCTGCCTTGACTGTATCCTTCGCCAATGTATCCCCAATCATTTACCACTCGATCATTGGCATAAATGTCTCGAGCATTATAAGCAAACCCAGGTAAAGATTGTATCTGACCGATCGACCCATTCTGTGCTGGCGGGCCATATGCTTGGCTGGGATCTTTGTAATAATAACTGTAATAGTTATACCACATGTTGCGAATCAAATCGCCGCCGTCATCATGAAATGTGACTGTTACAGGTTGATAGTTGATCTTTTTCTGTATAACTCTTTTTCGATTGTATTGATTTAGAGTTTCAGTTTCCAATGAGAATTTGGGCAACTGTATGGTTTTGACCATGAGGCCAATGGTGGATTTTTCGGTACTGTTATATATTGCCCCTAATGTAGGGATCATAGATGTATTGATATTAAAGTAGCAATGGAACAAGAATTTGTTCCGTGGTGCATACTCGTATCCGTTAGTACGAAAGGTCTTTGAAGCGTGGGCATAATCTTTAAGACCTTGCCCACCAAAAAAGCCCTTGAGGAAATCTTCTCCCCAGGCCATACAGTATTATCCTGTTACAACGTCGTTGACTGTTCTAACGATAGTGCTACCAATACCAGTTCCATTTGGTACTTGGTTGGCGTTGTCATACATGATACCCAGGGCAATTTGCATGGGCTTGCTTTCAGCATAACTAGTAGTACCATAGTCGGCACTCTTTAGATAGCACCCATACAGCTCCCAAGTCTCCAGCACAATAGGTGTAGCAGCACCATTACCGCCATCCAACACTTCGTAACGTGTGGTGAACTTGTAATCAATACCGCTGGCAGCTGAAGCCATTTCCAGGAAGTCCATCTGTTTCTGTAACTGCTCGCCGACCAGTCTGCTTACAGCACCCGATGCATCGTCACGCAGGTTACATGAGGTCTCGGCCCATTTGTATTTGCCGGCCAAGTACAACGTGCTGTTGTAGATTGGGATCTCAATGTCAGAAAAACTTAGGCTGGGACGTTTGAAGTCTATCACCTGTTTGGTAAGTTCTGTTCGAGGGGTGCTGATACCAAAGTTTTCAAATATCACTCGAAAGCGATAGCTGAGTTTGGGCATGAGCAAGCCTTGGTTGCTCGCGCTTTGATCGCTTGCCAAGGGCACTGTCATTCTTGTTAATGATGCAACGGCCATATGTGTAATCTCCTATGTTGTTATTTATGTCTGTCGAGGTGAAAAAAAATGGGGTGTTTCCACCCCATTTTCTATTCTAGCGGTGCCGTTAGATGCTGGCCTGTCTTGCACTCTGTGAGTTAGCAATGGCTCCAGTGGTTTGTATACGCAGAGGAATATAGATAAATTCCACGGCCTTCACTGGTTCAATTGCAACGTTGACCCACAGTTCGTTGGCATCAATTCTAGCAGGAGTGTTGTTTGAATCATCACACACTACCAAGAAGTCATAGATACCACGTTTTGCCACAAGATCAATACACAATCCATTTACAGCATTAGTAATTTCATTGCGGGTGATTTGATCGTTAGGTTCAAACAAATACTGCTTACCAATCTCTTCTAATCTACCGCGCATGAATGCAATCAGTCGTGCCACGTTGATACGGTCTAACGCTGTAGCTTGTCCATAAATGGTCTTGTTACCAAAGTTAGTGATACCTACTCCGGGAATAAACGTAATTGGATTAATATTGTTGAGATATTCAATGTCACGCAGACCTTGATTATTACCAATGGTAGTAAACCCTCCAGTGGCTGCATCGATGTAGCCAATTCTAGTAGCATTGTCAACCACACCACGACGAGTACCAGCTGGCGCTAACCATGGATAACTCACACTGTCGCTGCGGATTATGGTACGTACCATCATATGACTAGGCGCTGTGACCACTATGCTGCCACCCAAATCTGTAGTTTGGCAACTTGGATAGAATACACCAGCATAAGGAGTTCCTGTGCCAGTTAATCCATCAGCTGAAAACAATCCATTGCCGTTGTTATTGGTAGCCCAGGCAACAATATCAGTACCGTTGGCCGCCAATCGCATTGGAGTATCTCCTACTACGAATCCTGTATCGTTACGCTCGTTATTGAGTGCTACCATGTTAGGAATCAATTCTGGATACGCAGTACAAGCCTGCAGGTTAAACTGTGCTTGTTCTTCGCGCAGTGTAACACTGGTATCAATAGCAGATTTCAATGCAGACACTATCAAGGCACGTTGTGCAAAACGTCCCATGTTAGGTGATCCATTTTGTATTATTTGTTGTGATAATGATCCATCTGCACGATTACCAGATGCTGTTACCCAACTATTAGTTTCTAATAGATCCCAATATGAAGTTTGTGTTGCAGGATTTTCATTGGTACCAGCTTGGATAGCCACATATAACACAGCATTGTAAAGCACTTGATCGCCTACTGCATAGGTAGTGCTGCTGCTCCATGATGGATAACTGAAAGTACTGGCATTGAAATAGTCAGCTTCAAATTGTTTCACATTGAACCCTGAACGACGCAGATTAAACAACAACATACCTGTGGGGTATAAAGTGTAATCAGGTGCGTCAACATCCAAGTAGTCGCTTGTGAGCAATGATGTAATGCTAGGAATAGCATCAGAGATAGGGTTCACAGTACCTGTGCTGCTCCAACGTGCATCCGCAAACAAAATACCATTTGAAGTGGTCTGATCTGTATTGCTAATCAATACCCATTGATTTACTCCATCTATATATTGCCAACGACGGATCAAAGGATACAGTTCAAGATCACTGGTATCAATCCAGAGATCGCCGTATACCAATGGAGTCCCATCAGTTTGTGTAGTTGGTGCTGTGGCAGCAATAATAGGTCCAGTAGGATTGGTTAGTGATAGATTATAACCACGAGTATCGTTGGTCTCGTTTTGATATCCTACCCATCCTGATCCACCTTGGATCATAATGTCAACTTGACTAGGGGTTGAATAGTACCAGTATGTGCCCGATGCAGGATCCTGATCAGGTGCTACTGCACTGGATGTGTACACCAGTGGAACCCAACTGCTGAGTTGCAAGTATGCTGTGGCATCATTATCAACAATGTTTCTGCAACCTGTGGTGCTGGTGGTAAAACCAGCATTGGCCAATGGTGTTCCAGTGACATTTTGCAACAGGATGACTCCGCCTTGTGTTTGTGTAAGCACGATAGCGCCTGAACTATTAACACTAGCACGTACATATGGTAAACCTGCAGAACTCACAGCAGTAATAAAATCAGCGGTGGTGTTACCATTGATTGTGACTGTGACTGTGCTGGTAAGTGAAGTAGAATTTGCTACACTTGTGGTAACAGTAAATTGATTACCGCTTACTACCACTGGAGTGCTGGTAGTACCAGTGACCACTGTGGCACCTGGACTAGCACGTTCAAAAACTTGCAAGGTATAGGTACTATTGTAAGGATACGCTATTACGTCGCTGGGCGCAGGATCCACATTATATTGTGTATAGGTCGTGCCAGCATTGATATTATAACCGCCGCCTGTAGGATCAAGAGCAGCATTGGCATTCCAGTCGTTTTCATAAACTGGAGCAGCTTGAGTTATCCAAGAATCCAACGCAGTACTGTATTTTTCTATAACAATGTTGGTACCAAGATTTTGTGGAGTAGTCTTGTTCCATACGCTACCAGTAGGTCGCGGTGTGGTATCTGTAGTTCTCCAACGTGGATTCTGATAGTTAGGGCTTTGTTGTAAGCCAGGTGCATAGTATGTGACTTCAGCAGTGAGTCCCAGTGTGGTCAACAATCCAGATGTAGATCCTGTAGAACTAATAAGAATAATACCATCATCTGCAGTTGATCCGTCAGCTGTGGCAGTGCTGTCAGCAAACAAACACAGTTTGTTGTTGATCACAGCAGAATACACACCAGTGATGGCAGCACTGTTGATTGCAGCACTAAGGCCTTGGATTGTGTTATTTGTAGATGCAGGAACTGCTACGCTAGTACCGTTGATAACAATGGTGTTACCTGCGGTCAATGTTGTGGTCACTGCATTGGCACCTTGGATAGCAGGGTAACTTAATTTCCACTCATCGCTACCTACCAATACCCAAGTATTGTAAAGATTGCTGAGTGTGGTTGAATTACCTGAGGCTGCTACAACTGCACCATTTTTGTAGTACACAGGGTTAGCTGTGTTGGTAGTATTCACAGTGTATTGACCAATAATTCCATAGTCCTGCAATGGTACGCCATTCAGCAGTTCTGCGGTGCTAGTAATCACTGATGGAACTTCGGGTGTGAACGCACCAGTAGTTTGATTCCATTCAAAGATTCCCCACTGAGATATGGCGGTATTCAACCAATATGTGCCATTTGGTGCTGCACCAGTAGGACGAACCAAAGTGGCTGTGAGTTGTGTTAGATCAATGTTGGCCCGCATTACGTATGCGCGATTTGTCACACCCAAGGCCGAGTAAGCAGCCAATAATCCGTATTCATTGAGTTCATAACCATTGATAGGTGTACCAATAGTGGTCTTGTAGAAGAACGGATTTCCAAACGTAGCTGAAAGATCTCGTTGACTTGTTATCTGATACAAGCGTCCGGCATTCACTGCTAGAGTACCTGCTGCTACTCCAACTCCTGACCCGCTGACTTTATTTTGCGCTGTGGCGATCAAAAAGAAAGGTACTGAATTGGTAGATGCCGGTAGATATTGACTCTCGTCAACTACTGTTACTTGTACGCCTGGTGATACTAATGCTGTTGCCATGGTGGCTCCTTTTAAACTGTTACAGATATTTATCGGATGTGGCCAAAACTTGGGGTGTTGCGGAGCCCTTTGCCAAAGGTTTACGTACTAAATACCCCATGAGACCTACCTGTACAGCATGCAATCAACGCCTAGTGGCCGTGAACTATCATCGAGATGATGTCACACATTATCGAGCCAGATGTGATCACTGCATCCGGAGAAACAAGAAGATACGTCCGCCAGAAGCTTTGTGGAAAAAAGCTGGCTACAAGAAAAAACCCGCTTGCGATCGTTGCGGGTTCAAACCCAGGGTTGCCAGCCAAACCCTAGTATATCACACAGATGGCAATATGCGAAATGTTGCGTTGAACAATCTCAGGACCATATGCTTGAACTGTGTAGAAGAAGTCAAACGACTGGATGTGCCTTGGGTACCAAATCCTTTACAAGCAGATCGTTAAGTTGTTGATATAGGCTGTCCACAGTACCGTCGTTGCACACTGTATGATCAAAACTAGTCCCGGCCCATGAATATTCGCTGGCGTGAACATTTTCTTTATCTAACCAACGACGTGCTGATTCATCACCGTGATTGGCTTTGGCTGCTATGTCGTACCAATGCGGAGTTATTCCGCGCTGAATCCAGATCACTTGTCCACCTGCATTTTTAATTGCTGCTACTTCGTTATAGAATCTGCAATCTGATATCACAATGTTATCTGCACTTTTACGCAGTTTATTTTCCAAACTGGCAATCCAAATATCAGTGTGGAATGCATTTCTGCCCACTTCTGTGCCCCATACTTGCAACATGAGTCTTGGAGTTAGATCTGGCATGTTAAGTCGTTGGGCCCACCATGGATCCACTTGTTCACGCCATTCTCTTGCTGATTTTGTGCGTCCTTCTAACAATTCACGATCCCATCCAAACACCGCTGCTACAGCATCTTTTAGTGTGGCAGCAAATGAGTCTCGTCGAAAACCGTGAAAGTTCACAAGATAATCAGCAGCAGTATCTTTGCCGGCGCCAATAAATCCACAGATTCCAATAATCATACCAATTCCTTTACATTTAGATGCCTGAGTGTGGCTTGTAACAAATCAATCTGGCGGCGACAATCTTCTAATGCATGGTGACTAGCAGCCGGCTTGCCCAGGCCAGGATACAAAGCATATACAGTTCTAGCATCTCTCACTCGATAATATTGCCAAGGCAGTGGGCGGCCATGACTCTTGTAAGCATGCTCAAGAATGTTCATGTCAAATGTGGGACCATTGGCCCAGATGGTTTTTGATCGCCAGATCAGTCTGCCCAGTTCTTCTAATGCTGTGTCTAGTGGAATTCGATTGTCCAAGCCAAATGCTTCTTCTTGTGCTTCAGCAGGTTGGGTAGCCCACCAATCTATTGTGCCTTGTTCAATGTTGCGTCCTGGTTGGCTGTCTGGATCAATTCTGGCATAGAATTGTTGAGCATGATAGCCTGTGCCCAATGGGTCGAATACCTGGGCAGCAATGGTTAGAATACAGGCTTCTGGACCTGTGCCTACCGTTTCAATATCAATCATTAGATCAGCCATGTGATAATTATAATACAAATATCACAAGATGTCTACTGCAAAATCATCCAAAACTGGTGAATGGAGTGAATGCTGTTGCTGTTACATTGCCAGTGGGATTACTAAAACTCGTATTAGGATTGTAAACACTGAAATCATTAAACGATATATTAGTGCTAATTGGAACCTTGCCCAACAAAGTGGTTGAACTTGGGCTAGTGATAGCTGCAATATTTGCACCTGCTGGCTGAGTTATGGTCAACGGTGAAGTGGGCGGGGTGAAAGTACCTGTGTATACACCAACTCCTTTGACTACACGTAGATTGGTAATGTATCCATTAAAATAATTGGCTACTGATCCATCTGCCCTTAATCCCACACGCCCTGCGCCGGTGGTTCCAAACGCTTGAGTCACGGTGTCTTGCCCGGCCACAGTTCCGTTTATGTAAAGTTTCATATTATTTGCGCCAGATCCTATCCGAACCAAAGCAACATGCCACCATTGACCAGCACCAGTAATCACGCTGCTTTGTATAGTGTTAGTGGCTGAGAGACCGGTAGCGTAAACCAGGCTTAGGAGTCCGCCTAATGTGCTTGTGAGTTGAAATTCCCACTGCCCTGTGATATAATTACCGATGGTATTACTCATAAAACTAACTGGCCCTTGATTTGAACTCAAGGCGTTTGTGTACATCCAAAATTCTACTGTGAAATCACCTGTGCCAAACGAATATTGAGGAGTGCTTGCAGTTAAATTAAGAGCACCAAGACTTGAGTTACTAAAAACCCACGACCCATTGGTTATCAATGCAGGATTGGTATAAGACATGGCAACTGGGCCCACTGTGGTAGCAAACGGTGTAAACTGACTTGTAGTGGCTGAACCGTTGTTGGTAATTGAATAATTGCTGCTGCTGTCGTAAAATGGTAAAAAATTGGCCCATGTGTTCAACAATAAACTGGTCTGAGTGCCAGTGATGGCGGAGATATTGGTGCCTGCTGATTGAGTCACAGTCAATGGCTGATTGGGTGGAGTAAAGGCACCAGTATATACTGCTACACCTTTGGTAATGCGTGGGTTAGAAATGTATCCGGGAAAAAATCTACCATCGCTCGCGGCTCCAACATATAGTGTTGTACTAGCGCCGCCATTGCCTTGGGTAAAACTTATAGTCACCGGTGTTCCGGCAACACCATTTAGATACGGAGTTAGTGTAGTGCTATTACGAACTAGAGCAAAATGATACCAGTTATTTGCTGCTATTGCTGTTGCTAAATTTTGTGCTGTGCCTCCTCCAGCACCATCACCTACAATCCATTGAAGTGTTGTTGTACTAATCCAAAAACAATACGCTGGGTTTGCTCCAGCAGTTTTCCACAATACTGATGCAGAGCCAGCAACACTGGTGAGATAAAACCAAGACTCAATTGTCCAATTGCCTGCACCAGCTGCTAAATCTAGTGGACTACTAGTAGTAACCGTGGTTGTCAATGATTGACTAGTACCATTAAGACTTGCAGAGCCCAAGGTTAGCCCGTTCCATACTGTGGAAGAGGCAGTGGAAAATGGTGACAATGCACTGGCCACAACTGAACCTGTGTTGGTGAAGGTTGATGCATAAATGCTGCTGTCAGTGATAAAACTGGCTGTGTTGGGAGTTTGCAGCAGCAATGATGTTTGTGCAGCGTTGATGCCTGAGATATTAGAGCCAATGGAGCTGGCTGCTTGAGTTCCGCGCAAAGACCTTGTGGGTGGTGTGAAGTTTCCAGTATATACTGCTACGCCTTTGACTACCCGTAGATTAGATATATATCCATTTAAATAGTTTGCAGTAAATATAGTACCAGGATAAGTAGTCCAGTATTGTCCTACAGTTACGGGATTTGATGTACCGTAGTCATTGCTGTCTGCGTAGGTACTACCTGATTGGATACCGTTTATAAACAATTTTGTACTACCACTAGATTTACTAATTGCAACATGATACCATGTGTTTGTAGATAATGCTGAACCTGTAATCCTTGGTGCGCCAACTGTGTAATAGTTTAGACTGGTCCCCGAATAATAAATATGCGGTTGCGTACCAGATGTCGTTTGCAAGTTAGAAAATATGGTTTGCAAACTCGTAGTGTTTAAATATAACCAAAATTCAATTGTGAAATCACCGGTTCCATATCCAAATACAGCATTTGACGGTATACTTAAATATTGACTACTACCATTAAAACTCACTGACCCCACAGGATCAGTTGTCAGATTGAACAAGGTACCCGACGCAGTAAATGGTGTGAGAGTATTGGCGGTTACTGTGCCTGATGTTGTAGCAGTTAAGTTTAAACTGCTGCTGTCAGCAAGATAGCTGGCATTATTAGCAGTTGAACACAACAACTTGGTTTGTACTCCTGTAATAGCTGATATATTTGTACCTGAAGATTGAATGCCAGTCAATGGTGATACTGGTACTGTGAAATTACCTGTGTACACTGCAACGCCGGCAACAAATCTAGCATTGGTTATGTAGCCAACAAACGGAAAAGATATATCAGTATATCTTGATGCCAATGCCAGTGTGCTGTTTGAAAGAGATCCCACAGCAACTGTACCAGCAGAGGTACCATTTATATAAACTGTCAAGGATGATGAGGAGCAAACTGCTGCAATATGAACCCAGACACTGGTGGCTATAGTTACGCTAACAGCATTGCCACTGACACCGTTAGCACTATAGACTCCAATAATATTTCTGGCCATTATGAGCCCACCCGTGGTACTACTACAGGTGGCCATAAATCCTGCATTAGCATTGCTGGATGGATCCATCCAAACCCAACACTCGGCAGTAAAGTTTCCTGTGCCAACAGCAAATGCCGAGTTTGTATAACTCACCAAAGATCCGCCGGCTGCAAACAATAAACTGCCCTGAGGATTGGCAGTAACGTTAGTGGTCATGTATCACCCAATCACCCAAAGACTCATTCCATTGGTATCGATCGCCATCTGTGGGGTATGCAACCGGTGCTGACCATAAACAAGTGGCCTCGTCCAGAGTCCAGCTGGGGTACGGCTGTGGTGCATAAAATGCATCGCGAATTCGATCGTATGTGTAGCCAATGCCTGCGTAGTTTTTTCTAAACGGTGTACCTCCCAAAGAGTGCTGTCCACCATGAGTGTTGTAGCTGGTACGTTTCCACACTCGACCTGTTTCTTGTTGGTAGATAGCTTCTCCGTCATAGGGATAATCAACTCCGACTATTACCCTAAGCACACGATTATTTTCATCAAGTTCTGCAAAATGTGCCATATCTGTTACCACGAAATATTGCCAGTTCCGGCAGTGAATTTATAAATTTTATATCCTGACCGACTTGCTTGATCTGACGTTGTGTTGCCAGCTGAGCCATTACAAGTCAATCCTGCGCCTACGCTTACTAGATCTGCGTAAGTATTAGGATAGGCTATGATCACAATGCCCGAGCCACCTGCACCTCCTGTGGTTGCTCCTGTTATTGCAGTTGAGCCCCCTCCGCCTCCTCCAGTATTAACATTGCCGGCAATACCGTTTCCAGCAACGGTTGGTCCTCCTGCTCCCCCTCCGCCATTACCACCAGTTCCTGGAATTGATGTTCCAGCTGAATAACATCCACCGCCGCCACCACCAGAATAATAAATTGCTGTTCCAGAAATACTAGTAACGTTTCCTATCCCTCCAGCACCACCAGTGGCAGAAGTATAATTAACACCACTACCGGACCCACCAATTGCACCTGCGCCGCCGCCGCCACCACCGGTGTCTGATACTGTATTACCACTTCCGCCTGCAAAGCCTTGTCCAGAAATACCAGCTGCTCCGGCCACAACAGTATAAGCGCCGCCGCCACCTGAGCCTCCTGTAGTTGCATTACCTGCGCCCGACCCTGCGCCGGCGCCAC